AAAGAGTACGACAACTATCATAAAAAACCTGCCCAGCGCAGGCGTAACGATGCCCGTAAGAAAGCCCGTAGACTAATGGAGGCTAAAGGCAGAGTACGTAAAGGTGACGGTATGGATGTAGACCATAAAGACCGTAATCCTAAAAACAACTCAACAAGTAACCTTAGGGTTCAATCTAAATCCACAAACAGAGCTAGGAATAAATAATGGCTGCATTTGAGGATGCTTTGGACTTAGTTCTAAAGCATGAGGGAGGTTACGTTAATCACCCTAAAGACCCAGGTGGTGAGACTAACTACGGGATAAGTAAAAGAGCATATCCTGAGGTAGACATAAAGAACATCACTGAAGAAGAAGTAGCTTCTATATACCGCACGGACTACTGGGAGAAAATCCAAGGGGACTCTCTTCCACCTGCGGTAGCTCTTCTTACCTTCGACTTTGCAGTGAACGCTGGTGCTAGAAGAGCTTCTAAGGCACTTCAGAGCGTAGTTCACGCAGTACCAGATGGGATAGTAGGTATTAAGACCATTAAAGCCGTTAAAGAGGCTTACAGTAACGACCCTGACCTTTTAGCATTCTCATATAAAGAGAAGCGGCAGGAGTTCTACATGGGTCTTCGTACTTACGAAACATTTGGCAAAGGATGGACACGTAGAAACATTGAAACATATGAGGAGGCTATCCAATGGATAACAAAGACATCATAGATGCCCTTCACGGTGCAGTAGCGCAGGAGTTACTTGCTCGTGTTAAGGCTGGAGAAGCAACAGCTTCAGAACTGTCAGTAGCTACCAAGTTCCTTAAGGATAATGGTGCAAGCTTAGACGTTATAACAGCAGAAAGTCCTATGGCTAGTCTGCTAGAAGCACTGCCCTTTGAGGCAGCGGATAAAATTCAATAAAAGGCTTTTATGTCTAAACGTAATAAACGCAACAATGTAGACCACAGACCCCAAATAGACTTCGCTCCAAAGACCCAGACACAATCAGAGTTATTCCAAGACCTAGAGAGTAATGACCTGATGGTAGTCTTAGGGCCAGCAGGCACAGGTAAAACATATACCACATGTGTTAAGGCTGCTCAGTGGTTAGTTCGAGGTGCAGTTAAAAAGATTGTACTAGCAAGAGCTAACGTAGCCACTGGGAAATCCTTAGGTGCTATACCAGGCAACCTAGATGAGAAGTTAGCTCCTTGGACAATGCCCATGACAGAAGTGCTGAGAGAACACCTCGGTAGCACAATGTTTGAGTATTGTACAAATAAGGGGAAGATACAAACGGTAGCACTAGAGACTATCCGTGGGCGTTCCTTCAGGGACACCTTTATCATTGTGGATGAATGTCAACAGCTTACCCTAGATGAGATTAAAGCAATATCCACTAGGGTAGGTGAGGGTAGTACCATTGTATTTATGGGTGACCCTAAGCAATCAGACTTAAAAGGACAGTCTGGCATCAGTACATTTATGAATCTTCTCGACAATTATAACCCACCTAACACAAGCATCATTGAATTTGATTTAGATGACATTGTTAGGTCAGACACCTGCGCCAACATGGTAAGAATGTTCCATGAGGCAGGTTACTAAAGCTTCGTCAGAAGCTGACAAAGGAAACGTATGAATGAACTGCCAAAGGAGTTACATGACTTCCGTAACTTCATGTATTTGGTTTGGAAACACTTAAACCTTCCAGACCCAACACCTGTACAGTATGACATCTCGGACTACTTACAGAACGCTCCAAGGCGCTGCATTATCGAAGCTTTCAGGGGCGTAGGTAAATCCTACGTCACCTGTGCTTTCGTAGTCCACCAGCTACTCTTAGACCCAGACAAGAAGTTCATGGTAGTCTCTGCTAGTAAAGCTAGAGCTGATGACTTCAGTACCTTTACACAGCGTATTATCTTAGAGCTTCCTTTATGTAAGCACCTGATAGCCAAGGAGTCCCAAAGGTGGAGTAAGATAGCCTTTGACGTAGCTCCTGCTAAAGCCAGTGGTTCACCTTCGGTTAAGTCCGTAGGTATCACAGGTCAGCTTACAGGTTCTCGTGCTGACATCATCATTGCAGATGACGTAGAAGTACCTAACAACTCTATGACCCAAGGGATGCGTGAGAGACTCAGTGAAGCTGTAAAAGAGTTCGATGCTGTACTGAAACCTGAAGGTAAGATTATATACCTAGGTACTCCCCAGTGTGAAATGTCCTTGTACAACACATTGACTGAACGTGGTTACCAGCTACGTGTATGGCCTGCTAGATACCCAAGAGCAGACAAGCTTATCAACTACAGTGATAGACTAGCCCCAATACTCCTAAGCAGCTTTGAGGAAGACCCAGAACTAGAGTGGCAACCTACAGACCCTAAGCGCTTCCATGAGGAAGACCTACTAGAACGTGAACTATCTTATGGTCGTTCAGGCTTTGCCCTACAGTTCATGCTAGATACTAGTCTCAGTGATGGTGATAGATACCCATTAAAGCTATCTGACTTACTGGTCATGTCATGTGACAGTACAACAGCCCCTGAGAAGCTCGTATACGGCATTATGAAGCCCTTAAGTGACCTACCATGCGTAGGACTAGCCGGTGACAAGTTCTATGCCCCTGAGGAGGCTCTAGGACGCTCTGAGTATACAGGTTCATTACTCGCTATTGACCCCTCTGGTCGTGGTGCTGATGAAACAGCCTATGCAGTCGTTAAGATGCTCAATGGTTTCCTGTATGTTGTGGATGCTGGAGGTATTGCTGGTGGGTATGGTAAAGATACCCTACAGAAACTAGCAGATACCGCTAAGTTAAATAAGGTAAACATGGTTCTCATTGAGAGTAACTTTGGTGATGGCATGTTCACTGAGCTATTTAAGCCTTACCTGCAAAAAACATATCCTGTGACCACTGAAGAGGTGAGACACAGTAAGCAGAAAGAAGCTAGGATAGTGGATACCTTAGAACCTATAATGAACCAACACAGATTGGTCATAGACCCCAAGGTAATCCATTCAGACTACAACAGTGTACAACATCATCCACCTGAGAAAGCCCAAAGGTACATGTTACAGTACCAGATGTCTCGTATAACAAGAGACAAAGGAGCCTTAGCTCACGATGATAGACTAGATGTACTAGCAATGGCTTGTGCATACTGGGTAGAACAGATGGCTGCTGATGCAGACAGAGAGATGAGGGATAGAAGGGAAGAACTGATGGATAAAGAACTCAACAAGTTCTTAAATGGTGTAAATACCATGACATCTACAAATAATTCTCCTAACTGGTTGAATTAACTAGAGAATTAAAACCTTCCCCTAAGGGTACACCCCAGGGTTAAACTACATAACAACTGTAGGCTCTGGGGAACACTCTATAGGTAACCTTTAGGAATGCTTAAGAATCTAACGTAGTTAGGATGTTAAGGAATGCTAAAGAATACCTACAGATAAATGATGTACAAGATACTTATATAGATACATACATACTTACATATATAGATATACATAGAGAGTTGCTGCTAAATTCTACACTTACATTTGTAGGAGTGTTGAAAGCTACGTCAGGAGCTGACGATAGGAGTGTTGAGGATTCTTGAGGAGTCTTGAGGTATCCTAAAAATACCCAAAAAATGTGAGGTGGTATATACGTACGGTGTGTTTGCCAGGTTTCCCCATGGGGAGGGGGGGTGTCTTGATAAAAAAGCACTATGGACTAGCCTAGACCACCATTTAGACCACCGCGAGCCGTGAGCGCTATATAAACAAGACCACGCATCAGATAATAAATCGAATGCCTATCATTTATTAAGATGTCATCGCTTGGTTATGGTCACATCATTTATTAATGTGGTCGTGTTTTAGTGTGTGCATATTTTTTTTCGAACATCGATTAAACCTTAGGAACCTACAGCAATCAATCGGAATAACCGATAGTAACCGATAGCATCCCGCGCATAATCCGCAACATCCTAAACAATCCCAAACTTTCCATTAATTTTTTTTAAAGCGCAAAGCCAGGTATACCAACGGTTTCCAGTGATTGATTAATTTATTTTTAAAAACAGTTGTGTTTTTTATTTTTAGTTATGTTCCAATAGAACCATCAAATTAACTTATTAACCAACAGGGACTATATATTATGACTACAAAAAGACACATTGAAATGGCACGCCAACATTTAGCAGGTGGTAACAAAGATGCCTATATTAATCTTATGACAGCGGGTATTCGCTCAGCTATGTCAGCACGTACCGTGAATGCTTATAAAAAAGCAATGAAGGAAGACGGCATGTTTAATCTGAAAATGTTGAAAGAGTGGCTAGGCTATTAATAGGCACTATGGACAACCCTTATATTATTTAGTACATTAACGTAACAACCACACAAAAGGATAAACCAAAATGATTACAGTATTATCTACAAACCAAGCAATCAACGAACTACTAGCTGATGAGAACGCTAGTTGGACTTATAACGAAGCTGAAGCCCTCGTGAACTTCTATGAAGAGCTAGAAGA